GTTCGCCGACTACATGGCGATGACCAGCAACGCGGTGGCGCTGGGCACGAAGACGCAGGCGCAGGGCGGCATCTGGGCCGACCTGGTGACCGGCATGGAGCTGGTCATCGACGACGACTGGGACTACACCGGCACGATCGCGGACCACCGGCTGAAGCCGAAGCTGCTGCTGGCGACGGACACCACGGGCCGGCCGATCCTGGTCGACACGGCCACGCCGGGCACGGACATGGCCGCGGCGGGCACGCTGATCGGGGAGCCGCTCGCCTACTCCCGCTCGGTGAGTGGTAAGCAGCGCCGGCAGTCGGCGTCGACGGACACCGGACTGCGGGCGATCGGCGGTGACTTCTCCCAGGCGGCGTTCGGCGTGGGCATGGACATCACCGTGCGGATCTCGAAGGAGGCGACCTACGTCGACGAGGACAACAACGTCGTGTCGGCGTTCCAGAACAACCTGGTGCTGCTGCTGGCGGAGGCGTACTACGGGTACGTGCAGGGCGACCCGGATGCGTTCGTGAAGTTCACCGGCACCCCCTCGGGCACCTGATGGCTACGGCTGTCCCGGCTTCCGCGCCGGGCGGGGCAGCCAAGCCCCTGACGATCGTGGCCCGCGTTCATCTGATGCCGCCGGAGCACAATGCTGGGGCAGAGCACATGCTCGTCTCCATGCTGCGGCCTCTGGTGGAGCGCGGGCACGACGTGCAGGTGTGGCTGTCCCGGTACGGCAAGGCCTCGCAGGAGTACGAGTACCGGGGCATCCGTGTGGTGCCACTCGCGTCGCGGCTGGACTTCCCGACTGCTGTGCGGCGGGCGGATGTGCTGCTGGCGCATCTGGAGACGGTGCCGTCGACGGCGTCCCTGGCCCGCGGGTACGGGAAGCCGCTGGTGGTGGTGTGTCACAACACGCACCGGCCGACGTTCCGGGACATGGGCGCTGGCGGCACCGCACTAGCGGTGTACAACAGCCAGTGGATGGAGCGGGAGGCGGAGCTCTTCTTCGCCGAGTACCCGAAGGCCATCCGCCCCGCCGAGTCGCTGGTCGTGCGTCCGCCGGTGTTCGCCGGCGAGTACGCGACCAGACCCGGCAAGGCGGTCACGCTCATCAACTGCAACGCGGACAAGGGCGGCAAAGTCTTCGCCGCCCTCGCTGAGCGGATGCCGGACCAGGAGTTCCTTGCGGTACGCGGCGCCTACGGGGAGCAGATCCTCCCCGACCTGCCGAACGTGACGGTTCTCGACCACGTCGAGGGCACAGACATGCGGCAGCAGGTGTACGCCCGCACGCGGGTGCTGCTGATGCCGTCCTCCTACGAGTCGTGGGGCCGGGCCGGCTGCGAGGCGCTCGCGAGCGGTATCCCCGTGGTCGCGCACCCCACGCCGGGGCTGTGCGAGTCGCTGGGGGAGGCGGGCATCTTCGTCGACCGGAACGACGTGCCGGGCTATGAGGCTGTGCTGCGGAAGCTGCTCACGCCTGCCGAGTACCGGCTGGCGTCGAAGCGGGCGAAGGCCCGCAGTGCCGAGCTCGACCCGGCCGCCGATCTGGCGGCCTGGCGCAGTGCTGTGGAGTCCCTGGCCTGAGGAGGCGACCATGCCGTTCGTCCCTCCGACTGCCGAGCAGCTCGGCCTGTACCTGGGACTCGATGAGATCCAGGGTGACCGCGCCGATCTGCTGATCACGTCGGCGATCGGCTTGTGCCAGACCATCGTCAAACCGCTCCCTGAGGGGGCGGAGGCGGTGGTCCTGTCGGTTGCCGGCCGGGCCTACGTGAATCCGCAGCAAGTCAGCTACGAGACGATCGGCCCGATGTCGGTGCAGCGCCCCCAAGGCTCTGGAGGCCTGTACCTCACGAAGGGCGACAAGGCGGCACTCAAGTCCCTCGCCGGTCGCGGCGGCGCGTTCACGGTGGATCCGACACCGGTGACGGCGGACCCGTCGCCGACGTGGCCGATCGACGACGCCGGTTTCGCGGACGAGTTCGAGCCCGGGTGGGGGTACTGATGCCTGCCCCGTACCCGTTCGGTGAGACGGTGCGGATCCTGCGCACCGGCCCGTCGCCGGGACGGGATCCGCGCGGCCAGCCGCTGCCGGGCCCGGACGAGTCGTTCGACCTTCCCGGCTGTGTGGTGACGCCTCGCGCACAGTCGCCGCAGGTGGGCGGCTCGCAGCAGCAGGAGAGGGACACGGTCATCGTCGGCTGGACTGTGTACGCGCCGCCGGACCATCCGCGGATGCCGCTGCGGACGACGGACAAGGCCCGTATCCGTGGCGTCGTCTGCGAGATCACGGGCGAGCCCGGCGACTGGGGCCGCTCACCGTTCACCGGCACGCGTGGCCCCGTGCAGTTCGCTGCCGACCGGGTCACCGGCTGACCGAGAGGAGTACCTCGTGGCAGCACGCTTCAAGGTGAAGCGGAAGGGCATCGGGCAGATGCTGCGGATGCCTGGCATGCAGGCGGAGATGCTGCGCCGCGCCGAAGTCATCAAGGGTGTCGCGATCGGCCTGTCCCCGGTCGACCCGCACAGTCCTCACCCCGGCCACTACAAGGAGTCGTGGGAGACGGACAGCACCGCCAGGGGTGGTCGTCGCCGGGACCGCGCGGTCGGCTACGTCCGTAACACGGCGTACTACGCCCGCTGGGTGGAGTACGGCACCGAGAAAGTCCCCGCCCACCACGTTCTGCTGCGGGCCGCACAGATGGGCGGGCGGAACCAGTGACCGCCCTCGTCGACATCGAGCTGGAGCTCATCACCCGGGCGACGGCCCGCTTCCCGCAGGCAGTCGTCAGGGATGAGCTCGACAACCGGCTCCTCGAAGAGCTGCCGACGATCCAGATCAACCAGATCCCGGCCGGCGACGACGACGGGATCCGACTGGCGCGGATGCTCGTCGACATCGACGTGTACGCGGCGACCCGCGCGCAGGCGATCGCCTTGGCCAACGAGGTGCACGCCTGGGTGACCGGCGAACTGCGCGGCTCGTCCAGCAGCACGATGGTCATCGGCCGCACCGGAGCCATCACCCTGCCCGCGGTGCGCCCCTACGAGAACCTCGCGCTCCGCAGGGTGGGCGCCACCTACGAGATCTTCTGCCATCCGGTTTCCTGACCGGCTGTTCGGCCCGCGCCTGGCCCCTTTTCGGTTCCCGCCCGTGCGCGGGCTTTCGCATGTCTGGAGAAATCATGGTTCAGATCACCCGCGCCGCGGACCTGCTGGAGGTCGGCGCCAATGGCGGCGGCTGGACGGCTCCGCTGGGCACGACCTCGCCTGGCGATCCGGCGATCCAGCCGCTCGCCCCGTGGCTGCCGCTCGGGGCCATCTCTGACGACGGCCTGGTGCAGGGCTTCGACGAGGACTCCGAGAGCTTCACCCCGTGGGGGTTCACGGCGCCGATCCGTACCACCATCACATCGTCGCTGCGCACGTTCGGGCTGACGGTGTGGGAGACCGGCCGGACGACGGTCCAGTCCCTGCAGTACAGGCTGGACGTGGCCGACCTGCAGCCGACGGCCGGGCTGACGACGTTCGCGGAGACCGCGTCTCCGGCACCGGATCGGCGCGCGTTCTGGTTCGTGGTCCTCGACGGGGACAACTTCCAGCGCGGGTTCTACGTCCCGGCGGGCGAGATCACCGAGCGGTCGGACGTGAACCACAAGCAGGACGAGGTCGCCGGCTACGAGTGGACGATCACCGCCTACCCCGACGAGGCGGGCAACACCGTGTACCACTTCGACAGGGTGCCGGAGACCGCGGACTACTCGGGGTCCTGAGACGGGTGGACGGGCCGTAGGCGCCTTGCGGGGCGCCACCGTTGGCGCGGGCCCGGCCCGTCCACCTCTACACCAGCCCGCGCCGAGAACAGTGAGGAGCCCGCGCCATGGCGACGAGCAAGACCACCACCAGCAGCAGGAAGCCACGCAGCGCTTCGCGCGCCGCGACCCGCCCCACCCGCCGTGAGGAGCCGGACGTCGAGCCGGACGAGGACGTCGAGGTGACGGCCGCAGATGCGCAGGAGATCGAGGCGGAAGGCAACTACGTGACCGCCGAGCTGTGCGGCGAGGACGTGCAGATCATCCCGCCGTCGGCGTGGCGTTCCTCGTGGCAGCGCATGCTGAACCAGGGCAACTTCGACGGCTTCGCGCAGAAGGTCTTCGCCCCGGAAGACTACGACTACTACCTTGAGGTCGACCCCACGATCATCGAGTTCATGCAGTTCGTGGAGGACGCGGCGTCCCGGGTCGGTGAGAGCCTGGGAAACTCGCGTGGACCCGCTCCGTCGTCGAGGCGCACGCGGAGGCGGTAGAAGCCGACCTCCTGCGCTACTACAACGGCGTCGACCTCCTCGATGTACACCGCGGGGCCATGTCGTGGCGGCGCCTGAGGGTCCTCATCCAGCACCTGCCGCCCGAGTCGGCGACATGGACAGCACTGCGGAACGCCATACCGGAGGCCGAACTGGCGGCGCAGGCCGACAAGGGCGAGCCGGAGAAGGGGCGCTGGTCGCAGCAGGAGCAGCTCCTCGCGGCGGCGGTGGACGCGATCCGCCGCCTGGAATGGGTCCTGATCTGCGTCAACACCGAGAAGAAGAGCAAGCGGCCGGATCCGCCTGAGCCAATGCGCCGGCCCGGTGCAGGCCCGAAGAAGACAAGAGCGCAGCTCACCGAGAAGTCCGCAGACAAGCTACTGAAGCTGCTGCAAGGGGGCGCCGCATAGGGGCGCTGGGAGGAGGCTCCTGGTGCCTGCTATCTCCGTCGGCTCCGTCGAGGTCGACATCGTTCCCAACGCGCGCGGTATCCAGGCGCAGCTTCGTGCTGCGCTGGTGCCTGCTGCGTCGACGGTGGGTGACGAGGTCGGCCGGATCATCGGGCGCCGAATGGCGGCGCACATCACGGCGGCGGTCCGTGATGGTGTGACGGCGGGTGGCCGTACTGCTCAGGCGCCGGCGGCACGGCAGGGCCAGCAGACGGGTTCGACGTTCGCCCGCTCGCTGAAGGCTCAGTTGCAGGCCGCGTTGGCGACGTTGCCTGAGATCCGGCTCCGCGCGGATTCCAGTGACGCGCAGAGGGAGCTCGCTGATATTCAGGCCCGGATGCGGGCGCTGTCGGATGCGCGGCTCGGTATCGACGTGGATGCGGCGACGGCGCGTGCGGCGATGGAGCAGTTGCAGGCCCGTCTGGACCGGTTGTCGGCGTCGGATGCGGACA